TTTACTCGTCTCCATCTTTCTTCCCCCTATTGATTAAAATAATTTCCTCTGCTTTACACACAAACGTCTTGCCATGAATGTCAATAAGTCTCACCTGCACCTGACCGCTTTCGTCTTTCGCTAAAGGTTCATCAGTGTCGAGAACTATCCAATATCTTTTCATGTTGGAAACACCTCTAAGTTTGTATCTACATTTACAAGATTTTCTAACACTTTATTGTAAGGGAAAAAATGAGTAGTTGTTAAAACCCTATATCTACCTATTTCATCTTCCCAATTATCTATGTACTCACCAAACATTGTTTCATAGTCTAATTTGTCCATAGCTAAAATGTCTTCTTTCTTGAACTTGCCCGCATCTGGCATGTATGTTTCTACATCGTTAGCATCCATATGAGAAAGTACTTTATCTCTTTCTTCGTATGGGGGCATACCATCCGCTTCAAAAAATATTTCATCCCAAACATACTCCCATGCTCGTTGTATGTCAAAATACTCTGTGTGCATACATTCATCTACATGATCGCACTCTTTGTATACATTACACTCTATTAGTTTTAATTTTAATTCTTTCATGATGGTAGCCACCCTTTTGCATCTGTGTTGACAAGATTCTCCAACACAGTGTCGTAAGGTATGAGATTAGTGTTACGCACAACCCTAAACTTTGGTATCTCACTATTCCACCAACCTACATATTCACTAAACTTATCGTTATATTCTTTTTCGGACATAGCCATAACTTGTTCGTATGTGTGAGAGGAAATATCACTAGAGATACCATGTTGCTCCTTATCAAACAACCATTTATTCTTAGGTAAGATTTTATCTCTTTCATCATAAGGGGGCATGCTATCACCTCGCTCTAATATTTCTGAGCAGACATAATCCCATGCACCTTGTTCGTCATAATACTCTGTATGTAGTATATCTTCCCTATCATAATGGTCGTCATCTTTCCAATACACATCATACGCTATTAACTTTAATTTTAAGTCTTTCATTCTTCATCTCCAAATATCCAAAAGGTTAAGGCATCAATCTTCCTACCAACAGTGTCTATGGCATCTCCATCTTTACAACCCATAAGTACAGCGATCTTATCTTGCAACCACTTGGGTAGGTCATCAACGCTATCATATACATCAAACAATTTTTTATCAACACAATTCATACCTACACACACGATTTCTACACGACCACTATATTCATCTATGCAAATACCATAGAATGGATCGTGTGTTGTAAACCAATCGTCAAGTGTAGGTTTTAGTCTATGAGTTATAGACATAGTACACCTCATCACAGAACTTGTAACCAATGTCCTCAAGGAACTTGTCTTTGTCCATAGGCATAAGAACAGACACACGTGACAACAAGTGATCAGTCAGCTCACTACTTGTCCCCAGCTCGGACTCGACATCTATCAACTGAGCCTCGTTAAGGTAACTTAAGCGATCTGTTAAATCTTTCGTTGATAATGTGTAAATCTCTTGGTCGTTACCAACACCTTTGACATACACAAACGTGTACTCTTGTTTTGCTAGAGTATCTTCTTGCTCTTTCTCTAAGGTAATGTATTTTTCAAGGTCTTCTTTGAAGGTCGGGTCGATAAAACTATGACCACTTGCCACTAGGTGTTTTAGTTCATCAAACAATCTTTTTGGTCTGCTAGAGCTACCCGATATTTCTCTGGATTGTTTATCTATTGCAGTCCCAAGCTCTAACAACGAGCCACTTCTGGCGGAACGAAAGTTCTCATAACTTGCAAACAACACGTTTGTAGGTGAATACTCACGCAAGTGCTTGACGGCATTACGAACAGCAGTCTTCATGTTGACAGACGACAGTTTGTAGTACACTTCTCTGTTGTATTTATCGGACTTGTTGTTCTGTATGAATGGCGACCACACGTTGTATGTCCGTATTGTTTCGCCAACGCTATCGGAATAGCGACGATCACTAAAGTCTATCCTACCACGTGCAAACAACTCGTCTGGATAGTATACCCATAGTACATTCCCCCTAGAAGTTGTGAAAGGGGCAAACTTAATGCCACGCAACTTGTTAGCAATAGCCAAAGCAAACTTCTTCACCTTACCAGATTCCTCTCCAAAATCATCTGGTAAGTCTTTAGCGTTGACACCTTTACTTTCTATACTTGATACTAACTTGTGGTTAAACTTCTCCATTGAATAATATTCATTACACATCGTACATTCCCCCATTCTTTTTGGTTAATAAACAATCTACTTCTTCTTGCGACAAACTTGCACCCAACTCTTGACATACATCATTGATACCCTCTATGACATTAGTCGGTACGGACTCTGAAGCCAGTGCCTTGTCACTGAACTCACGTAAACGTATTATCACGTCGTCATACGTGTAGTCTTTGTTGACAGCGTTGTCGCCAAATGCTATCTCAAACACGTCTTCAATGAACTCCACTGTTTGTAATCGCTCTTTCATACATCACCCCCTTTGATATGTAGTACCTTGCCAACGTCTGGCTTGGCATGTTTGTTGTCGATAATGCACCATAACAATGGGCATGACCATTTACCCCAACCACCCCACACTTCGCCATCTGTCAAGTTGACAACAGCTTGTGGTGTGATGTTGTTCGCTTTGAGATATTCGGGTACACACTCAGCATTAGTGCCACCACCATCTGTGACTTTGGTAGCTTTGAGAATGTTAGGTATCTCGTGTTGCTTGTACACCTCATCACGCACGACCTCACTGCCCCAATACAGTATGCGTACAGTATTCGGCTTGGTAACGTCACACGCAGATTTGACCTCAGACATGAACTTTGTAAGAACACGTTGACTGATAGAGCCACTAGTGTCGATGGCAATACACAACTCGTCAACTGTCTCGGACACACCACTCGGCACGTACATACGTAATGGTAGATACTTGCGGTTTGGTGTTCGCCATGTTGAGTAGTCATTACCACGACAAGTAGTAGTAACAAACTCACGTAGTGCATCTCGCCAATTAATTTGCGGTTTAAGTAACTCGTCAAGGTTGCGGTTGTGTCCACCCTTGCCCATCTTGCTTGCGGACAAGACACCTTGACGTATGGCTTCGTCAACCTCACGCTGTAGGGCATCTTGTTCATCTTGCGACAACGATGATGCTCCTTCCCAATCGTGTTCATCAAAGCCACCCGACGTGTTGTCAGATGAACCATGACCTTGTCCTTCGCCTGTTTGGCTTTGTGACGACTCATTGTCTTGCTCTTGTTGTAACGCTTTGAACACTTGAGCTGTGTCCATGTCACGATACTTCTCGTCAAGCAAGCCACCATCTGGGAGTTTGCAAAACCCATCTTGGTTTTCGTCAACAATCTCAAGATTGATAACATAGTCCATAGCCATGTTGGCTAGTTGTGCATCTTGGTCAGCAAGATGTTTCCACGTGATTAGATGGCGATACATCTTGTGCTTGCACTCGTGAATGATAAGACCACGTAACTCGGGATCAGTCAGTTTGTCCACGAACGCACGACCATACATTTCATCACGACCATTGGTACATGCAGTGGGTATGTCATCACGAACAGTACGATCACCGATCATGAGTACACTTGCCAACGCGATATACCTATCGTCGTTCATCAGCTTGACAACAGCTTTTTGTAAGCGTTGCTCGGCTGTCAGTTGTTTACCTATTGCTAACATGTTGTACCCCCTATGAATTTTTGTCAGCTGTGAACATGTGAGTATTCTCAGTCATGAACTTGGTAAATGCGGGATTAGTGACAACGTCTTTACGTGCGAAGTAGTTGTCATTGTAAACACCATTGGCGAACATGCCTTGTGCCTCTGGCGATAGGCGATTGAGATATGTCATAAATGGTGTGACATAATCTTTAGTCATACTTGTTAGTGTACGATATATCACCATACATACCGCAGACGCATTGTCTGGCACGATAGCAGTCTTGGGATTGTCCTTGATACTGTCGCGTGATGGCAACTGTGAAGCCAGTTTGTGAAATGCCATTAAGTCCAAAGCACCGCGAGAACCAATACAACCCACAAGAGCAGACGTTAGTGTGTGTTCATCAATGTCACCACTTGCGTCAAGGATATGTGAAGCCTTGTGTAGCGAACGCGGTGTACAGAATGATGTGCGACCAACAGCTTGTGGGTGAAAGATGTACTGATTTTCTTCTGGGTCTTTGACATCTCGCCAATCTGCCATGACTTGTGGATTGTCTTTAACCCAACCCAACATAGTAGCATTGAGTCCGTTGTTGATACCCCACTCAATCCATGCCATGTGATCGGGCTTGGCAAGCTCAACGATTGTGATGCGGTTACAAGCGTGTGCGGGTAACAAGTCGCCAACTCCCTCACCATCAAGGTTAGTTGTTAGGAACACGATACTGTCTGGGTGCAACGTTCTGTTACCCATTTTGCCTTCTAGTATAAGACGTAACAACATAAGTTTGACACTTGGATTTGATTTGCCGAACTCGTCGAGCATGAGAATAATCGGCTTGTCTAAGTGCAACCCCAATGCCTCGTTGTAGATAAAGTTTAGGCTCTCACTACTGTTGTTGATGTCATACATAGCAACGTCTGGAATATCCATAGTGCTACAATCTGCGTAGAAAGGTGTGTGTGTCGGTAAACGCTCGGCGATCATAGGTAACAGTGATGTCTTACCTACCCCCATGTTGCCACGTACCAATACTGATACGTGCTTACCAACTTTTGCAATAAAGTCCGCACATTGTGTGTGGTTTTGAGCATACATACGTTCTGCTGTGTTCATAATAATATTCTCCAATATAAATAATAAATAAGTTAATTAGGAAGTGGGGTAAATTTACCCCAAATCCAAAGATGGTAATGTCTTGATAACATCATCAATCTTACGCTTGGTTGTTGCACGCAAGTGGCTACTGTCACGCAACGCATCTGGCGATACACCACGCAACGCTTTCTCAACCGCTTCGGCTTGGGCAGTCATCTGCGTGTCATTGGTAAGGTTACAAGTCTTCATCAACTCGACAACCTCAAAGACATTTTCAAGTAGCGTATCTCGAAATATCTTTTTGTCATGCTTGCCCGCGTAGTCGATACGTTCGGACATACGTGACAACACGTCATGCAGTCGATTGTGTATATCGCCCATAGCGGTTTGGATTTGCTCTTGGAATATAGATGAATAATCATTGATAGCATCATCAACATACGCTTGAGCATCTTTACCAACATCAAGTCGCCAATCGCTAACATCGGTGATCGGGTAAGGTTTGATACGACAATCGAACTTGCTACGTACCGCATTGACATCTGGGTACTCGTCGTCGTCAAACAGATCGCCTAAGTTCGCTTGGGCTACCATAATGTGATCTTCGTAATCACGTAAGAACTCGTCGACAAGTATGTTGAACTCGTCTTGCATGGCAGACATACAATCAATGTAGTCTGGAAAACCTAGCGTTGACACGATACGTGTACCATTGTCAGTCCACGGGCAAGTCATAGCGTAGTGTTTTGAGCGTATCTCATTCGCCTTAGTCTTGATGGCGGTCAGTTGCGAACAACCAGACAACAAGTTCTTGTGTACCGCACTTGCATCTTTCGATGCACTGTTGGCAGAGTTGACTTGAGCAGATGCACGCTTGTCTTTCTTACGAGCAGTCCATTGACTAATGTTTAGGTCAACAAGTATTGCTCGGTCGGATAGTTTAGGCACTTCGACAGTCGGTGCGTTTTGTAATAGATCGTTCATTTCATTCTCCTTTACATGCTTTTATGTATGCCATTTTCATAGCGTTCGATGCTAGGTCAAGATGACCCAACGCGGTATAGTAATGAGTGCAAGACTCAACTAATCTTTGACCACCTCGATCTGATATATCCTCTAGTGCTTCGGTGCATAGTAGAACTTGTTTGAGTGTGTAGATATAGTCATGCATCTCACGCAATTCCATGTTCTCGGTTCTATTACTAAGCTCATCAAAGATACTGATTGATTCTTTCTTTCTTTCACGCTCTTTCCTCTCAGCCATTTGTTGGTGATAAGCATGCAGTTGTTCATGCTTTTCGATTGCCATTTTTTCTTTATCGTTCATATCATTCTCTCCTGCTAGTTGTGGGTTACTGTTTTTGTGATAATACGTTTCTCTTTGTTGCTTTCGGCTAGCTGTTGCTCTAGCACGTCAACCATATTGCTCCACTCTTTGCGGTGCAGTTGTTGCTCATTTGTTCTTGCCACAAACATACGAGCGTACGCGTTCCACTCGCTGTTGCGTTGCTTACGTTTTTTCATACTGTATACTCCAATATAGGTTATTGATTTTGGGGTAAATTTACCCCACTTAGCCAAAAAAAATGTCTTTTTTCAGCCTACACATATTATAGCAAATCGGTCAATACGTGTCAATACGTTATAATAGATAGTTAGAAGTATTTAATATGAGCCAAAAGTGTCTATATGTGTGTAAATGTGTAATGTTCCATAATGTTCTGTAGTGTGGTCGTGTATGTCATTGATAATACTCGAATGTTCCAAAGTTACTTTTTTAAAGAAATTGGAGAGGGTGAAGAATGAGCGTAAAGCGTTTGGAACAATAGGTTGTTCTCAATAATCGGATAGTAATTTTCTTCTAAAAAGTAACATTATAAAATAGTATAGTATATAAACAAAAATGGGTTAGGGGCTTATGCGTATTACAACGAAACAACACGTTTTACTAAGTTTTACTTTGTAACTTTTAAAAGTAACATTCGTGGAACATTATGGAACATTATGGAACATTACAAAGTGGGGTAAATTTACCCCAATCTCTTGCGTGTGGCGTTACGCTGAGCGGGAACTGGTCTCAACATGTTTGTACGTGAGGCGTAACACAAGGCGGGAACTGGTTTCAAAAGTTTTGGGCGAAAAAAAAGCCCGACTACCGAAGTAGCCGAGCCTTTTAGATTAAGCAGATTTTTTCTTATCTGCGACTCCTGCATAATATTCATCCAAGAGATTTTGTCCCTCTTGTAACAACTCTGCACATCTTTTATGTACTGTAGTTTGGGGAGCATTTTCTGCAAAGAACGCGGTCAGATTTGACCACTTCTTACAAAAATCGGGTTCTTGATTTACCGATTTGGTTTTCTCTCTTGAAGCCATAGCGGATCGAAAACACTTGAGGATATTTTGTTTACGATCTTTAAGAGTGCCACGTTTTTGAGGATATATAAAGTTCTTATATTCCATATCGGATATGTCATGTTTCTCTATATATTCCTTTTTACTTAGAGTAAGAATTTCTACTTGCTCGTCAGTAAATATGGACATAGCGACCGCTTGCACGTCTTTCCAAGAGGCTTTGCTTGCACATGATTTACCACTCTCAAGATTCGCGGGAGTAGGCTCGTAGAAATGCCCAACTCGCATGCCGTCTTTGAACATAGCATCATATAGCGGTTTATGCTTTGTATACATTTCGTCTTGATCCTTAGCTATAGATAGTAATGAATTAACGTGAGTTTCACGATTTTTTATAGATTTAACTTTCATAATATTTCTCCAATATAAATAATAAATAAGTTAATAAAAAAAGCCGATCGGTTTATCGCTCGACTTGGAACACATGATAACGTATTGACACGTATTTACAATAGATTATCTGACACTAGGTAAACTGGGGTAAATTTACCCCACTTTCAAAATCGTACCACTACGGGCAAACTTACCGCTCTTATATAAGACGAGGCGTAACGCTACCGAGGAACTGGTTTCAAAGCAAAAAAAGGGAGAGCCGAAGCCCTCCCAGTGTGTCACTCTTCCAAAGTAAAGCGCCTTTTAAGTTGTACATGATCAACTTTAAGACAGTTCCAAGCATCATGAGATGGAGTTTCTTCATCCATTACCATCCATATTAACTGGCGTTTTATTGATTGCTCGTAATAATCGAGTTCATCATTTAACTTACTCAAGTCATCCTTGAGCTTATCCCTAGCATGTAGTAATTTACCCATGCTTTTATCTTTTAACTTACTCATAATATTTCTCCAATGTTATGGACGTCCCTGTCCGTTAGTAATCCTAGTCATCATGAGTATGAGTAGTCTCAGCCTCAATCAACTCCCTACATAATCTCCTAGCTTTATCAAGAGCATCGCTAGCCATCTCGTCCCGACCAGCTTGATACATCATAATAAAGAAGTCGATGTTATGTAGTATGCGACGTGCATGTGATTTTTCTTTCATAATATTTCTCCAATGTTGTGGACATCCTTGTCCGTTAAGTTTAATTAATCGTTCTTTGTCCAGTCTTCGAATGATGCATCTCTATCATCTGGATTGTTATGCCATTCCTCACCCACCAATTTACCCGTGCGGTCTTCTATGAAGTGAATCCCATAATGATAGCCGTCATTGTAATGGTTGAGTTCTTTATGAAATCCCTCTTTTAACCAATGTACTTTATGCTTGGTCACTTTAGGGACAGCATGTCGTTTATCATACTTGACTACATGTGATTGTATTACCTTGTCAAGATTAGGTACTTCATGCTTGAACAATTTAAATGCAAATAACTTTAGTTGTTCCATAATGTTTTACTCCAATGTTAGGGTTAAATTAAAAAATCAGATTTGCTCTGACTTGGAACACATGATAGCAAGTTTAGATAAGATTACAATAGATTTACTGACAGATACTATATTTAATCACGTTTCACCATTTCTCGATATGGCGACCATACCCCACCCCTATGCACCCTTTTGTGCGTATGTGTGTAGTAGTATATATGTATACCAATTTACTCAAATAAATCTGGTTTTTTTGAAATCCGTATATAGGAAACACCCCCCTTTGTGTTTTAAGTACCTAGACAAAAAAATTTTTTGTGTTATATTTTTAAAAACTGGTTGATAACCTGCGGAAAAACATGGCTTTAGCTATAGAACCTGAACTAAATGTCCCTATAACGGACGACAATCCTTTCACTGACCTAACAATTTCGGCGAACGGGGCGGCTAACTCTGCATTATACCTTGCAGAACATGGACTTAACTTAGAACCTACCAAAGAAGATAAGGACATAGCGGCAGCTCTAGCTACTGCATATGCAGATAATCCAGAAAATACGTCAAAGAAAGCTACTGCCAAGCGTATGGCAGCCCTAACACCCGCGTCGTTGGTGCTAACTAACAGCATATTGACTGAATTTGGGCAGTCTGTGGTAGAAAGTGCCACTCAAATAAGGCATTTGGTGACTAACAAACTGCTTTTAGAGACAGAAAACGACGATGCAAAGATAAGAATACGTGCTTTGGAGCTGTTGGGTAAGGTTTCTGACGTTGGTTTGTTCGCAGAGAAGTCAGAAGTGACCATCACCCACCAATCTAGTGATGATTTACGTGCAAAACTACGTGGTAAGTTAGAAAAATTGGTCAACCCACCCAAAGATATAGAAGAAGCGGTGGTAATCGACGCAGAACCTATAGACGTTGAGGCAGAATTAGGTAAAGAAGAGGACATACCGTATGACGACGACTAGAAAGAAGAAAGATCCGAAGGTAGGTACAGGCAAAAAACCAAAAGGTTCAGGGCGTAGGTTATATACTGACGAAAATCCTAAAGACACAGTGCCTATAAAGTTCGCTACAGAGAAAGATGCACGAGAAACAGTGGCTAAAGTAAAGAGAGTGAACAAACCGTTCGCTAGAAAGATACAGATACTCACTGTTTTAGAACAAAGAGCCAAAGTACAAGGTAAAACTAAACAAGCAGCCATAGCAAAACGCGGAAAAGAAGCCATACGACGCCAACATGGAAAATCTTGATACGTTTACAGAGGAAGAAGTCCAGATAATGCTGGACAATCTTGATGTTTACTCAGATGAAGAGCTTACTGAGATAAATAAAATCGTAGATGAGTTAGAAACACGCAAAGTAAACGAGGCTGCATACAACGATCTTATAGAATTTGCTAAATTGATGATGCCTGAGTTCTTAGTAGGTAAGCATCACCGCATATTGGCAGATCAGTTAATGGCGATTGAGGCAGGAAACAAAGATAGGATATGTGTCAACATACCCCCACGCCATGGTAAGTCACAATTAGTATCTATTTTCTATCCTGCGTGGTTTCTAGGTAGAAATCCGGGTAAAAAAGTTATGATGGTGTCCCATACCACCGATTTGGCGGTAGATTTCGGTCGTAAAGTGCGAAATCTCATTAGTCTTGACCAATATAAGGCTATATTCCCTACAGTTAGCCTTGCAGTAGACTCCAAGTCAGCCGGACGGTGGAATACGAACGTCGGAGGCGAATATTATGCCTGTGGTGTGGGATCAGCACTAGCAGGTCGTGGTGCTGACTTACTTTTGATTGACGATCCGCACTCAGAGCAAGATGTTATCAACGGAAACTTTGTTGTATTTGAAAAAGCATACGAATGGTATACATTCGGTGCTCGAACACGTCTTATGCCCGGTGGTAGAGTAGCTATAATACAAACAAGATGGCATATGGATGACCTAACGGGACGTGTTATACGTGATATGACACAAAATCAGCGTGCTGACCAGTTTGAAGTTGTAGAGTTTCCTGCTATATTAGACGTAATAGATGAAAAGACTAATAAAGAAGTACAAAAACCACTGTGGCCTGAGTTTTTTGATTTAGAAGCGTTGTTACGTACCAAAGCATCCATGCCTAATTTCCAATGGAATGCACAGTATCAACAAGAACCCACAGCAGAAGAAGCGTCGATAGTAAAACGTGAGTGGTGGCAGGTATGGGGTAAAGAAAGACCACCCGCATGTGAATATATAATTATGTCGTTAGACGCGGCAGCAGAAACACATAACCGAGCAGACTACACAGCATTAACAACTTGGGGTGTGTTTCTAAATGAAGAAACAGATGCGTATAATATCATCCTGTTGAACAGTATAAAAAAGAGACTTGAGTTTCCCGAGCTAAAAGAACTATGTATGGAAGAATATAGTTCGTGGGATCCTGATGCGTTTATTGTAGAAAAGAAAAGTGCGGGTACAGCTGTGTACCAAGAGATGCGAAGAATGGGTTTACCTGTATCAGAATATACCCCACATCGTGGTTCTGGTGATAAACTAGCTAGACTAAACTCTGTCACAGACATTGTAGCTTCACAGTTATGTTGGGTTCCTCCAACTAGATGGGCAGAAGAACTTGTAGATGAGATTGCAGGTTTTCCATTTATGAGTAATGATGACTTAGTTGACTCAACGGTTATGGCGTTGATGCGTTTTAGACAAGGTGGGTTCATACGATTACCAACAGATGAACCAGATGAATTACAATATTTTAAGTCGCGTAGGGGCGACAGATTCTACTAGGAGTAGACCATGGCCGTAGAAAAAAGCATATTACAAGCACCACAGGGTATGACTGATGAAGACTTACCTGAAGGTGTAGATTTAGAAATAGAGATTGTCGATCCAGAAGAAGTCACGTTAAGTGATGGTAGTGTAGAAATTACACTTATACCTGAAGACGAAGAAATGGAAAACAAGTTTGAAGATAACCTAGCTGAGAAGTTAGACGAAGAGGATTTAGAAAAACTTTCTTCTGACATAATGGAAAGCGTACAAGCAGACATAGATAGTCGTAAAGAGTGGGCTGATACTTATGTAGAAGGATTAGATGTTCTTGGTTTTAAATACGAAGAACGCACAGAACCATGGGAAGGAGCATGTGGTGTGTACTCAACTGTGCTTGCCGAAGCAGCTATAAGATTTCAAGCAGAAGCCATGGCAGAGACATTTCCTGCCGCGGGGCCTGTAAAGACTAAGATATTAGGTGAAGAAGACGAAGAGAAAGTAGAAGCTGCTGAACGTGTAAGAGCAGATATGAATTACGAGTTGACTGAGAACATGGTGGAGTACAGACCTGAGCATGAGCGTCTACTCTATAGCCTAGGATTATCAGGGTCTGCGTTCAAGAAAGTTTATTACGAACCAAACATGGATAGAGTATGTGCTCACTACATACCAGCAGAAGAAGTGATTGTACCTTATGGTGCGTCAACTATTGAGACAGCAGAGCGTGTTACTCATGTCATGCGTAAAACCAAGAATGAGTTAAGAAAGCTACAAGCTATGGGCTTTTATCTTGATGAAGACCTAGGTGAACCCAAATCATTCCATACCGATATTGAAGAACGCAAAGCAGAAGAAGGCGGGTATTCTGTAAGTGATGATGACCGCTACACTATATACGAAGTACATGCTGACTTGTTTATAGATAAACTAGACAAGGACAAGGATGAGATAGCTAAACCTTATGTGGTAACTATCGAGCGTGGTACAGGACAAATATTAGCCATACGACGTAACTGGGACGAAGATGATGACATGCACATGAAACGTCAGCATTTCGTGCATTACAACTACGTGCCCGGATTTGGGTTCTATGGGCTAGGTTTGATACATATAATAGGGGGGTACGCTAGAGCTGGAACCTCTCTCATACGACAACTTGTTGACGCAGGTACATTATCTAACCTTCCGGGTGGTTTGAAGTCCCGTGGTCTACGGATCAAAGGCGATGACTCACCGATAGAGCCGGGAGAATGGAAAGATGTTGACGTACCATCAGGTGCAATTAAAGACAACATCATGCCGTTGCCATACAAAGAGCCAAGCCAAACACTACTTGCGTTACTTAATCAGATAACTACAGAAGGTAGACGTCTAGGTGCTATAAGTGATATGGACATATCTGATATGTCAGCTAATGCACCCGTTGGCACAACTCTTGCGATACTTGAACGTACGCTGAAACCGATGGCGGCAGTGCAAGCACGTGTTCATTACTCTATGAAACAAGAGTTTAAATTACTCAAAGAGTTGATGGCAGAGTATGCACCCAAACAATATAAATACGTTCCACATCGTGGGCAGATAGCAGCAAAACAATCTGATTATGAGATGTTAGAAGTGTTACCTGTAAGCGACCCTAATAACACAACTATGGCACAACGTGTTGTTCAGTATCAGACTGTATTACAAATGTCTGCACAAGCACCACAGATATATGACTTACCACAACTACATAGGCAAATGATCGAAGTGTTAGGTGTTAAGAACGCTGAGAAGTTAGTACCAACTGTAGATGATGCTAAACCTGTTGATCCTATAAGTGAAAACATGGCTATATTAATGGGTAAACCTGTAAAAGCATTTATCTACCAAGACCACCAAGCACATATAGATTGCCACAAAGCATTCATAGAAGATCCTATGATCGCACAGATGATAGCTCAAAACCCACAAGCCAAACGTATTGTGGCTTCTGTACAAGCACACATAGCAGAGCATTTAGGTTTCTTATACCGACAGCAGATGGAAGAAAAGATTGGTGTTCCATTACCAATACCAAATGCAGAGCTAACAGAAGACCTAGAACTAAACCTAGCTCGTATGGCGGCAGAAGGTGGCAAGCAATTAAATCAACAACACAAACAAAATGCGGCACAGAAACAAGCACAGAAACAAGCACAAGATCCTGTGTTCCAGTTACAACAAAAAGAAGTACAAGCCAAGCTACAAGAAGTGCAGCGTAAAGCACAGAAAGATCAGTTAGATGCACAAGCAAAACAAGCTGAAGCACAACGTAAGATGATGAAAGATCAAACAGATGCACAGCTTGCACAACAAAAACTAGAGCTAGAGTCTCAACTTGCTCAGATGAAAATGCAAATAGAACAAGCTGAGTTAGAGTTAGATGAGCGTAAAGCTGGTGCACAACAAGCTGCACAACGTAGAAAGGACACTACACAGTTAGACCTTGATCTATTAAAAATGAGACAGCCTAATAAACCAAAAGGTAATTAAGTATGGCTAAAACCGTCTTTGACGTGCTAAAAGATAAGATCACAGAGGACAAAACTTCTGTGCAAGAATTTCTCAGTGGGGGTGGTGCTAATGACTACTCTGAATACCGAGAACTAACAGGTAAAATCCGAGGATATGATGCCTGTATAAATCACATCAATGACCTCGCTAAAAATTACATGGAAGACGACGATGAGTAAACCAACCCTTGCTGTACCTGAGCATGTGCGAAAACAGATAGATGAAGAAACTTTTGAAGCACAACTCCCTAAACCTGTAGGCTATCGCGTATTAGTAGCCCTACCTGAAGTGGAAGAAGAATATGAAGGTGGGATTATTAAGGCTGAGAGCGTACGTAAACGTGAATACATTATGTCCATCATGGGTCTTGTCTTAGACATGGGTGACCAATGTTATAAAGATAAAGAACGTTTTGGTGAAAATGCTGAACCTTGGTGTAAGGTTGGTGATTATGTAATGTTTCGTATGAACACTGGTACTCGTTTTACTGTATCTGGTAAAGAGTATCGTTTGATGAACGATGATTCCATTGAGGCAGTAATTGCTGACCCTCGTGGTATCACGCACGCGTGAGGTGAGTTATGGGCTTTGAAAAAGTAGAGTTTGAGTTTCCACACGAAACTGAAGAAAAGATAGAAATAGAAGAAACTAACTCAGTAGAAATTGACCTTAGTGGTAAGAAAACTGAGGAAGATTATGCTAAGGAAATTGAACCTGAAGCAGAAACTGAACTGGATATTGAGGTTGTAGATGATACACCTAAAGAAGATCAAGGGCGTAAAGCATCTGAACCTCCTGAAGATGTAACTGATGAAGAACTTGAGGGTTATTCTGCTAAAGTTAAAAAACGTATAAATAAAATACAAAAAGGTTATCATGATGAACGTAGAGCCAAAGAAGCGGCTGAACGTGAACGTCAAGAGGCTATTAGAGTTGCTAAACAATTAGCTGAAGAAAACAAAGCATTAAAAGGCGATGTGTTTAAAGGTCGCGAAGCGATGCTAGAACAGGCTAAAAAACAATCAGCCGATGAATTAACAGCAGCAAAAGGCGAATATAAGGCCGCTTATGAGGCAGGTGACTCTGAAAAAGTGCTAGAAGCACAGGATAGATTGACTGCTGCTAGGGTTAGAGCAGAAAAATTAAAAGATTTTAAATTAGAGCCTTTACAAGACACTGAAGATAGTGTAACAATGGCGGATAACGACTCACAACAAGTTGATACGAAAGCTCAAGAATGGGCTTCGCGCAATACTTGGTTTGGTAAAGATCAAGAAATGACTCAACTTGCGTATGGATTACATCAAAAACTCGTAGAGCAAGGTGTGGATCCATCGAGTGATGAATATTACGAGAAGATAGATTCTCGCGTACGTGAACTCTTCCCCGATAATTTCGAGGATGCACCAAAAAAGAAACGAGCCAATGTAGTTGCACCCGCTACGCGGAGCACATCACCTAAAAAGGTCACATTAACGCAAACACAAGTACGGCTTGCCAAACGTTTGGGATTAACAAACGAACAATACGCTAGGCAACTAGTAGAAGACATGAGGAAATAATAATGGCTGAGAATAGAATCAAACGAGATCAAGAAACCCGTGAAAAAACTACGGCTACAAGACAATGGGAACAACCAGACATCTTACCTATGCCTGAAAAAGAACCGGGCTACCGTTTTAAATGGGTTCGTATTAGTACGTTAGGTGAAACTGACGCCAGAAATATATCCTCTAAGCTACGTGAAGGTTGGGAACCTGTCAAAGCTGTAGACCATCCTGAGATTACTATGGTTGTTACTGAGAGCGATAAGTTCAAAGACAACATTGTAATTGGTGGTTTGATGTTATGTAAGATGCCTGAAGAAATGGTTTTACAACGTAAAAAATACTTCGAGCAAATGACTAAAGATCAAATGGAAGCAGTGGACAACAACCTAATGCGTGAAAATGATCCACGAATGCCTATCTTTAATGATAGGAAATCAACCACTACCTTTGGTAAAGGTAGTTAACATTAATTTTTTAGAGGTGATCTAAGATGGCTACTACAGCTTCTCCCTTTGGCCTCCTACCAGTAAATATGATTGGTGGCGGGCCATATCAAGGTGGTACTCTACGTCGGTTTGATGTAAAAGCAAACGTGAGCACTGCTATTTTTAATGGGCAGATGGTGGTTCTAAGCACAGCGGGTTTACCTGCGGGTGTTACGGCTTCTCCAACAGCTCAAAATCTTGCGGCTACATCTACTCAACCCAACACACCGGGCATGGTTGGTGTTATGCAAGGGTGTGAATACATCAGCGCAGAAGGACAACTTTTATTTAAAAACTATCTTCCAGCAGACATCATTGATGGTGGCGCTAAGGAAGTTAGAATTTATGTAAATGATGACCCTAACGTTGTATTTAAAATCCAAGGTGACCAAGCACTTGGTTCCTTTAACAGTAGTAATCCTACAGGTGCAATAGGTATGAATGCGGCTGTTAAAACCTTTACAGGTAGCACCACTACTGGCAAATCTAACATGGTTTTAGACGTAGGTAGTAACGGCGGTAATCTTGGCGCTACAGCAACACTTGGGTTTAGGATTATTGGTTTGGTTCCGGGAACTGAAAGTGATACTTATCCTGAGTTCTTGGTTAAATATAACGTTGGCGTACATTCGTACAACAACTCACTTGGCTTAGCATAAGGAGTATTAAATCATGGCTATTTCACGATCCCAGCTCCTTAAAGAGCTATTACCCGGCCTCAATGCCTTATTTGGTTTAGAGTATGCTAAATATGGTGAAGAACATAAAGAAATCTATGAATTAGAGACTTCTGACCGTTCTTTTGAGGAAGAAACTAAATTGTCAGGCTTCGGAGCCGCCCCTACTAAAACAGAAGGTGCTGCAATCGAGTATGACACTGCACAAGAAGCGTTTACTGCACGCTACACACACGAAACTGTTGCTATGGGTTTCTCAATCACTGAAGAAGCGATTGAAGATAACTTGTATGACTCTTTATCGGGTCGTTACACTAAAGCATTAGCTCGTGCTATGGCGTACACTAAACAAGTAAAAGCTGCGGCTATTTTGAATAACGCATTTGACTCAAACCACACTTATGGAGATGGCGTTACATTAATAAATGATAGTCACCCATTAGTATCTGGAGGTACTAATTCAAACCTCCTTGGTGATGTTGATCTCAACGAAACTTCTCTTGAGAATGCTGTTATCCAAATTGGCAAGTGGACTGATGAGCGTGGTTTAAAAATCGCTGCTCGACCTAAAAAACTCATTATCCCATCTGATTTGCAATTTACTGCAACTCGTTTGTTGGAAACTGAAGGTCGCGTAGGATCTGCGGACAACGACATCAACACCATTAAAAACAATGGTGTAGTTCCAGAAGGCTACACAATTAACCATTACCTAACTGATACAGGTAACTGGTTCCTCACCACTGATATTCCAAATGGCTTGAAGCACTTCACTCGTGCTCCAATGACTACTGGAATGGACGCGGACTTTGACACTGGTAACAGTCGTTATAAAGCTCGTGAGAGATACTCTTTCGGTGTCTCTGATCCATTAGCGATCACAGGTGCAGGTGCTGACTCTTAATTGACCAGCAAAATAAAGATTGAGAGGGAGCCTTGCGCTCCCTTTCTTTTTGGTATACTCTTTATATGTCCCTGACTACCAATCACAATCCCGTGGGTAGACATTAGCCAAGACAGGAGAACAACATGGCGAATACAACTTTTCAAGGGCCAGTCCGATCTGAGGGCGGCTTTCAAACTATTACTAAAAATACTACTACAGGTGCTATTACGACTAACATGTCTATTAGCTCTTCTGGTGTTGCTGATTTCAGTGCAAATACACTTACTACTGAAGCAGGAACTGGTATAACTGGTGGCACAAACACAGTTTATCGTAGTTCTATAATTCAAGAAGGCGGTATTATCACTACTAGAATTATGATTGATCTTACAGGTTTACGCTCACCCGGTACAGCAGGAGATATTATTGGTGTTGATGGCACATCAAACCCTTGCCACATTGGTAGAATCTTAACTTCTGAGAGTGGCGAACTTTTTGGTGGCCGCATGACTTGTTTTGAAGCTCCGGGAGCAGGTGATCCAGACATTAACGTGTTTGCTGCTGATGAAGCTACAGGCGTAGAAAATGGTGCTATAGGTGACTTGACAGAAACACAACTTGTTGATGCAGGTGATGCAACAGTAGGTGCAGTTGATGTCTTTACAGCACTACCCGCTGATGGGCAATATTTGTACCTTACAATAGGTGATGTCACTGAGAATACGTACAACGCAGGTAGATTACTTATTGAATTTTTTGGTTACGACGCTTAATAATTAGGAGGTATAACTCATGGCTATTACAGTCACAGAACAAGTGTTAGCCAATACCGACCGTAAATTAGTTATTAAACGCGGTGTGACTATGGGTGGCACAGAGGATGAATCTGCTGCTACGGTATTAGATGTAAGTGATTCTGAGTACGAGAGTTCTGGTGGTAAAACCATGACTGGCGTTGCTATAGAACGTATCATTCTTAAAACTGTCAATATAGCTTCTAATAATCTCACTGTTTCATTACTATGGGATGCCGATACAGATGTACGGATAATCACTAGTAATGAAGCAGGTGCAGGTGCAGGTGCATTAGATATTGATGTCGGGTCAGAGTGGGGTGGTTTAACCAAAGATGGTACTAACGCCACAGGTGACATACTTGTTACCACTACTGGTGGTACGGCAGGTGAAGGGTACGACCTAATTTTAGTAATGCGGAAGATATTCTAATGCGTAGATACTACAAACGTGGCGGTACAGTAAAGCGTAAGAAAGACGACATGAAAGGTATGTCGATTAAGAGTGGGGACAAGCGCCCCACTAAACAAGGCGCTGGAATGACAAAAAAAGGCGTCGAAAAATACCGTCGGAGAAATCCCGGCAGCAAACTACAAACGGCAGTAACTGAGAAGAAGCCTACAGGGAAACGAGCAGCACGTAGAAAATCCTATTGTGCACGTTCCGCAGGTCAAATGAAAAAATTTCCTAAAGCAGCTAAAGATCCAAATTCAAGGTTACGGCAAGCGAGAAGAAGATGGAGATGTTAAATGGCATATTTACAAAGCAATATACCTTACTTCAAATGTTGGGTAAGGAAGGAGTACACGCACAACCATGAAAAATACCATGGCGAATTTATACATGCCATGGCAATAGCTGTAACAACAATACCTGATAGGTGTCTAAGTTTTCAGGTTATGTTTACTGGATGTGAGTCCGATGATACAGATGAGCCTAATGTGCACGGCGGTGCGATGTGGGCAAGAATGCCGATAACGGCGTTAGTAGGAGATACAGTTTTAGACGAATGGCCTGAACCAATGTTGACGCATCTAGCACAACCTTGGGATTGTAGTTCAAGAAATCATCAGGTTCATGTGTATGATAGGACAAATTCAAGTCCGTGGCTTTGTAAAATAAATGGAGAGTTCTATACTGGTAAGTACATGTTTACAGTAGATTATACAGATAGCCATATATCTGATGATGCTGCCCAACATAAACAAAGCCATGTAATAGAATTAACAGATGCGGGTGAGTGGACAGGGAACATTGTTGCACTACCCAATAACAGGGTAAGAGTTACGAACCCTGCGTTATGGGAAACTGGCGAAGGTGCCCCAGATTTTAAACCAAGCCAGTGGGTATTAAGTGCAGAGTGTGATGCAAGCTACATGGATCCTAGTATCACTTTTAACAATTTATATGCAGAGGATATAGACGATGATGAAGAAGAGTAAAAAAGGCTACGCCAAAGGCGGTATGTCTAAAAAAGGCTACGCCAAAGGTGGTATGTCTAAAAAAGGTTTTGCCAAAGGCGGAAAATCTGAGTTTCCTGATCTAAATAAGGACGGTCAAGTAACACAAGCTGACATCCTTATGGGTCGTGGCGTAGGTGAAAAAGTAGGGGCGACTGAAGTAGCACCTCAAGGTAAGAAAGAAAATAAAAAAGAAGATAAGAAAGAAACAAAGAAAATGATGGGTGGCGGTATGGCCAAGAAAGGCTATGCCAAAGGTGGTATGGCTAAAAAAGGCTACTCTAAAGGTGGTGCTACCAAAAAAGGTTCTGCTAAAGGCGGTAAGAAGTCTAAAGTACGCGGAGCAGGTATTGCTAGAAAAGGTGTTCGTCCAGCTAAAATGAGGTAATTATGCGCTCATATTACAATACAGGCGGTAAAGTTAGGTTTAAGTCTGGCGGTAAGATTTGCCCCAAAGGTAAAGCGTGGGCAAAACGCACGTTTGATACTTACCCCAGTGCTTATGCCAACATGGCTGCATCTAAATACTGTAAAGATCCTAACTATGCCAAAGGTGCAAAAGGGAAGAAGAAAAAATAATGGGTGATCTAAAGAAATGGGTCAATCAAGACTGGGTTCGTATAGGCACTGACGGAAAGATAAAAGGTAAGTGTGGTACGTCGAAAGACAAAAAGAACCCAGACCGTTGTTTACCACGCAGTAAGGCTAACTCACTGAGTCAAAGCCAGAGAGCTGCTACTGCCAAGAAAAAGAAACGTGAAGGTTCTAAGGGGAAAACTGTGGTGAAAAATACAAAACCTGCTACTGTAAAAATGCGTTCTGGTGGTCTAGCCAGACGTAAACGTAAGATTGCAAAAGGTTGTGGCGTTGTTATGAATAATCGCCGCAAAAAAACATTACATATATAGGTGATAAATGGCTACTACAGGCACTACAAACTTTAATTTAGATTTTGCAGAGTTAGCCGAAGAAGCATTTGAGCGTGCAGGACGTGAAATGCGTACAGGTTATGATCTTCGTACAGCTCGTAGGTCTATGAATCTGTTAACTATCGAGTGGGTTAATCGTGGTATAAACCTCTGGACTATTGATGAAGGGTCTATAGATTTAAGTAAAGGTGTATCTGGATATAGCTTACCTACCGACACTGTTGATGTATGTGAGATGAGTGTACGTGAAAACCAAGGCGTTATTGCTACTCAATCGGACACAAATCTCAACAGGATTAGTGTTAGCACTTACGCCGCTATACCTAACAAACTAACTCAAGGTAAACCCGTGCAAGCATTAGTACATAGGTTAGGTACAGATGGTAGTTACAAAAGCACAGAGGTACCTTCAGGATCTACAGCCACACCATTTCTTACTGTATGGCCTGTGCCTGATAAAGACAGCACGTATAAAATAAACTACTATCGTGTACGTCGTATTGAAGATGCAGGTAATGGTGTAGAAAATCAAGACATACCTTTTAGATTCCTACCTTGCGCAGTAGCTGGTTTAGCTTATTATATAGCTATGAAAATACCTGACTTGATGCCTAGAGTACAGATGTTAAAACAAGATTACGATGAACAGTTTGCATTAGCTGCGGCAGAGGATAGAGAAAAGACTTCAGCACGTTTTGTGCCTAGTATAGGGTATCATTAATGGGTAACAAATTTGCATCTATGAAACGTGCAGCGGCCATGTGTGATCGCTGTGGACAAAGATACAAGTTAAAAGAACTCAAAAGTGAAGTAGTTAGAGGTCGAGAAACTAATTTAAAAGTATGCCCTGAATGCTACGATCCAGACCATCCGCAAAACAAATTAGGTGAAGTATTAGTAAAAGATCCACAAGCAATACGTAACCCACGTCCAGATAGAAGTCTGGGTATAAGTGGTAGAACTAGCAGTAGATTAACTCAGTATGGGTATAATCCTGTAGGAGGTGGTGATAACATACTAATACCTAACACTTTGGTAGGTAACAGTAAAATAGGTACGGTTACGGTGACAATATCATGAGTATGACATATACAGAATTAAAAACTAACATAGAAGATATTACTGAAAACACGTTTACAGACACACAGCTTGACCTATTTATAAAGCAAGCCGAAGAGACAATACTCACCGCAATAGAAATACCAGCACTTCGTAAATTAGATGCCGCAGAGGCTAGTGCAAGCCTAAACGTAGGTGAAGCTACTTTAGCTATGCCAACTGATTATCTACGTACTATTAGTATCGCTGTAAAAACCACTGCTGGTGTAGTATCACACCTTATAGCTAAAGATAACAATTTTTTACAAGAGGCTTATCCTTTTACTGGTGACACTGAAGCGGATGTAGCAAAAAGAGGGCAGCCAAAATACTATGCACAGTACAATCAAGATACTTTAGCTTTTGCTCCCATACCCGATCAAGCCTATGAGTTAGTACATATTTATGCAGCGTATCCTACGTCTATAACCGAAGGAACCACGTCTTGGTTAGGTGACAACGCGTCTAGCTTACTTTTAAACGCGGCGTTAGTCGAAGCAGCACGTTTTATGAAAGCGGAACAAGATATTCAAGCAAACTACCAACAAATGTATGCTATGTCATTACAATTATTTAAAGAAAAGAATGACAACAGTCAGTATACTGACCATTATAGATCAAGAGGGTTAGTTGGATAATGGCTATTACACAAACAATGACAGACACGTGTAAAGAGGATCTCCTAACAGGAGATGTTCATTTTGATACAGATACGTTTAAAATAGCTTTGTTTACTAGTGATGCAACACTAGATGCGTCAACCACTGCATACAGCACAACTAACGAAGTAACTAGTGCTAATTACACTGCTGGAGGTGAGGAATTGACAGGCGCTACTGTATCCGTTTCAGATAACATAGCCTTTATCGACTTCGCGGATGCTACTTGGTCTAACGTAACATTTACTGCTCGTGGAGCATTAATATACAATACTTCTAATTCAAACGCTTCTATAGCGGTATTAGATTTTGGTTCGGACAAAACAGTAACTAATGGCACATTTACAGTCACGTTTCCTGCTGCGAGCGCGACCACAGCACTTATAAGGATAGAATAATGGCGACGGCATATACAACTAGATTAGGGTTAGCAAAACCAGCTTTAGGTGAATTATCAGGTACTTGGGGTACTACTCTTAATACACAAGTAACTGATATGGTAGAAGAAGCCATAGCAGGGCTTGCTGTACATAACATGGCATCTGATGCTAATTACACGTTAACTACGGCTGATGGTTCTACATCTCAAGCTAGAGCCGCTATGGTAGAGATAACGGACACTAGCACTAATTTAACTGCTGGTAGGGACATAATAGTTCCCGGAAAACAAAAAATATATATATTTAAAAATTCTACTGCTCAAATACTTACAGTAAAGGTAAGTGGTCAGTCAGGTGTGGCTGTACCCGCAGGTAAAACAATGCTTTTACACTGTGACGGCACAAATGTAGAAGAAGGAGTAAATGAAGTAGCAGGTAACTTAGGTATTGGTGGTACTCTAACTGTTGATGGTGCTACTACCATGAGTGGCGCACTAAGTGTAGTGGCGGGTAACTTCGCCCTTGGTGTAAACAAGTTTACTATAGCTGTCTCAGATGGAGATACAGCCATAGCTGGCACATTAGCTGTTGGAGGTGCCATAACAGGAGACAGTATAACCGCTAACCCAGCTTTAGCTTCTGGAGCAGTAGTGACAAGTGCTATAAATGCTCTTACTTTTAAAACTTATACAGGAAAACGAATTATATTTACTGGTGGTAGCAACGTAACGTTTGATTTACCAGATGCTACGAGCACCGTATCAGTAGGAGATACTTGGGTCATAATTAACGCCTCACAGAAAATTATAACATTGGATCCAGATAGTAGTGACACTATAAAGATCGCTACAGGTAGCACTTATACAGGTAGTGCAGGGGCTAATACATCCATATCTAAAGGTGGTGTGGTTGAGTTAGTTGTTGTAGCTAACAATGAGTATGCAGTGTTTGGATCAGGGCTTAGTCAATAATGTCTTCTGGCGTAATAGCAGCATCAGGTGCAGGTGCAGGTAGCACGTCGACTGGCCCTATACTTACAGTTGGTTTTGCTAGCATAAAAACATCAAACCTATTTGGTTTTGAAAGACCTGCTCCCAATGAGTCACAAGTAATTGCAGATGATGCAGCTGACAGAGAGGGTTATGGTGATTTAGCAGGAGGCACAATAGTTATAGGTGGTGTTAACTTTGAAATATTTAGATTTACTACTCAAAGTGGTAATGCAAATTTTACCAATACGTTAAGAATTAAAAGGCAAGATGAAGGGACTGATTTTAGTATGGTATCTGCAACATCCATAACTTCTATAACTACTAGTCTGGCTACATTAAATATGAGTAGCATGACCTTTAGTCTTCCTGCTTACTATGCTGAATGGACAGGGGGGCCTGTTACTAACATACTAGGCTCTACAGAAGGCGCTGAGATTGAATTAACTATAGTGCAGCCATGATAACTTGTAGAGTAATAAAACCACAAGATGTGCATTTAAACATACTAAAACACTTGTATGACAGTAACAAAAAAGTATTAGAAAACAACGCTAAATCTAATTATGAAACGGTACTAAGTTCATTTACAGAAAACGCAGACACACAACTAACTGCCGAAATGATAAGAGATAGTGATGGCACCATAGCTGGGTATACTACAGGTATAGTGATAAATGATGTATGGCACTGTAAGAATGTAATAGTAGATAATAACAAAGTATTTATATTATCTGCTAAATCAGCACATGAAGAATTATCAAAAAGAGGGATAAAGTATATAAAAGGTCATGTTATACATGGCACACCCATGCACAATTTTTTGGTAAACAACATGGGTAGAAATGACTTGTTTGATTCTGAATCTGGTAGTTTACAGAACGGGCATGATAACATTGTAGTCATGATGAAATTATTGTAGGGTATTGGTATGGAAAAACGTAAACGTGGAAGACCAAGAAATCCAAACACACCTGTTAGGGTTACTACCAAGGATTTACTTGCTAGGTTAGAAAAACACGAGGCCGTGTGCACCGTGCAACTGGAGAATATCCAAAAACAACTAGATGAAGGATCAAAACGATTTGAATTCTTGCAGAATACAGTTTGGGGTTTATACGCTATTATTGTCGCTACTGGGGTGCTTGCTCAGTTCGTATAGTCACGGACAAACAGACAGTGGAAATACAAGTTCGCAAACTGGTGATTTAAACACCAATCAACAGGGGGCAACAGTAGATAGTAATAATACTACGACTACAAACACTAACCAATATAACGGTGCAGGGTCAGCCAGTGAGATACCCGTAGCAAGTGCCGTTGCTCCTAGCTTAATGTCAGGGGGTAATGACAGTTGTTTAAAAAGTACAGCAGGAGGAATATCAACCTTAAATGTTGGTATCAGTTCTGGTAAGTACATACAAGACGAAGAATGTAATAGACGTAAAGATGCAGCAGTATTGTTTACGTTAAACATGAAGATTGCCGCTATAACTAGAATGTGTCAGTCTGATGAAGTTTGGCTGAGTATGTTTGATTCTGGTACACCATGCCCACTAGTAGTAAATGGTAAAGCGGTAGTGGGTAAGAACGCATACTTAATGATGAAAAGAAGACCAGAGTTATTTATCAGAGGGTATGAGGAAAACAAAGAATATTTTAAAGTAGCTTTAGGTATAAATGGTGAAAATAGTGAAAACACGACATCTGAAAAACCTGACAATACTAAGTCTATTTCTCAGCGTTTCCGCACAACTAAGTGGTAACACCAATGCGGGTGTATATTATCCTCAATCTGTTACTTTTGGTTCTCTTATTGACCCCAATATAAATCCACTACGCCCACAAGGCGATTTCGTTGAAATACAAGAACTTATCAACACGGCAGACTATATAAATACTCAAGTCAGTGATGCAACTGCAAGTGTTGTAGAAATGCAAATGGGGTTGCCAACTTCCGCAGATAATATCGAAGGTTTGACTGTGCCAGTTGCAGGTAGAACCGATAGCCATAAGATAGACCTCATTGAAGTTGCATATTATAATCAATCTATACTAGATACAGCAAACGCAAATTATTACTCAGCAGAACATTTATTGGTGGACTCCTATGAAGAAAATAAAGATGAAATGCAAGCAGCTATTGGCCTCTTTACAGACGCAGCTACAGAAATTAGTAAAGCAGAGCAAATTTACACTGAAGCTATTAATGCTCAAACTGAAGATGAGCGTATTGAACTTCAAAATTACATTAGGGCAAATGATGTCCAAATTGATCAAGAAACTGTACAACAGTTTAACCAGTCTCTTGACGTTATTGAAGACAAAGCTCAAGCAGCTACAGCGTCGCTTTGGGCTAGTCAAGACCAAGCAATCCTCGGAATGATAAACCACGATGCAATATCTACGTTATCTAACATGACCAACTCTACAGTCGCATACGATGCTTGGACAGATCAAATGACGATTACATGGGATAACGCTACTGATACTGTATTACAAGGTGCTTTTTTCAACAACGATGGGGCAATCGGTTGGACTCAAGCTGTTCAAGAAGTGTATGACGGTTTCTATGGTGACACACCCCCTGTTAGTCTTAATGACATGTATAGTGCATATGACTACGGTAGAGGTGAAACAGTGGCATCTATGGGTAGCGGATACGATATAAACGCTAAGTTGTATGATCCAGTGCAATTAGTGCAAGATGTGATAGATGTAACTAATGAAAACCCAACAACTAACTACAATAATCAAAATGGCAATCTTGGTGGGTTATGAGTTTTGATTTTTACAAAGGAAATGCTTATGGCTCTTGAAGATATGGAACTTGATGTAGGTGGTACTAAATTCAAGGGTATCTACATCGCTATACTGTTCTCGTTTGCTACCACGATTGGTGGTGGTATATGGTGGGCTAGTGAGTTTGTAAGCCGAATAGGTCAATTAGAAGTCAGTTTTGATGAAGCTGTGCAAGTAATAAGCAAGATTGAGCCATTAGAGATAGAATTAGCTTCCATTCGTACGAAAATAGAGGATAATGATCTAGGGCATCTGCAAGGCAAGTTGGCGGAACTGGACACACTACTACTTAGCATAAAAGACCGTCAGACTGAAGTTTTGACAGATGCCTCTAATTCAACAGCCAAAGTCAACGCTATGGAAAAAGATTGGATAGAAGTTAGGAATGAGTACAAAAAGATGGCAGACGCTATTAAACAGTTTGAACAGGACGTTTTAAAATTTAAAAAAGAGGTTGATGACCTATGGAAAGGTCTTGATGCCGCATCATCACCGTTGGGGTAAATTATGAATTTTGGTGCAATTAAAAACATAGTTGGTGCAGTCGCACCTACATTAGGCACAGCATTAGCGGGGCCACTAGGCGGTACGGCAGCCCAAGCAATTAGTGCTGTATTAGGGTGCAAAAGTGACCCAAAATCTATATCTACAGCCATGCAAAATGCTACACCAGAGCAGTTAGCTGAAATTAAAAAAGCTGAACTAGACTTTGAAGCACAGATGAAAAAAATGGATGTGGATGTATTTAACTTGGAGACTAAAGATGTACAAGACGCTAGACAGGCTTTCAAAGGTGATTGGACTCCTCGTGTTTTCGGTCTTTTCAGCCTTTGTGGTTTCCTTGGCTATATTTTTCTCGTTACTATCCAACCACCCGATGCTAACAGTGACACTATCGTCAGCCTTGTACTTGGCTATTTGGGCGGGTTAGTTTCAGGTATTTCATCATTCTACTTCGGTGCAAGTCATAAAAAAGATGATTAGGGAAAGACGAAAAATGATAGATTTAAAAAGACTACAAGACCAACTTGTTGTGCATGAAGGTTTAGAGTTAAAACCGTATAGGTGCTCTGCTGACAAACTGACTATTGGTGTCGGGAGAAATATACAGGAAGTTGGAATTACCAAAGATGAGGCCATGATGCTTCTTGCCAATGATATAGCACGTTGCGCGGGCGAGTGTACGCGTGAGTTTCCTTGGTTTGTTAAATTAACTCCATTACGCAAAGAAGCGATTATTAATCTTGTTTTTAATATGGGTATGGCTACATTTAAAAAGTTTAAAAAAACAATAGCTTTTATAGAAGCTGGTGATTTTGAGCGTGCTGGTGTTGAATTACTAGACAGTAACTATGCTCGTCAAGTAGGACAACGTAGCCAAGATGTTGCGAATATGCTTGCTGATGGAGAATAAGTATGCCTCTGAGCAAGATACAACTAAAACCCGGTGTAAACAAAGAAGGCACACGTTACAGCACTGAGGGCGGTTGGAATGATTCTGATAAAGTACGATTTCGTAAAGGTTTACCGGAAAAGATAGGTGGTTGGTCACGTATAAGTGACAACAACTTTCTAGGTATAGCTCGTTCTATACATACATGGCGTACCCTAGCCAGTAAACTCTATGTTGGTGTAGGTACCCATCTAAAATTTTATGTAGAGGCGGGCGGTGCATATAATGATATTACTCCATTAAGAAGCACCGTAACTTTATCTAACAAGTTTATTACCACTTCTGGTAGTAACACCATGCGTGTAGTAGATACAAATGGCGGGTATATAAACGGTGATTTTGTAACTTTTTCAGGTGTGTCTACGTTTAACGGCCTTACCAATACAAGTATTAATCAAGAATATCAAATATCTTATAACTCAGCTCAACAAGCCTCTACCACAATAAACGTACGAGTAAACAATAGCACTACTGTAACACTTACCGCACCTACAAATGGCACCATAGCCATTGGTATGACCATGACGGGAACTGATGAAAGTGGGGCGGCTATAAGTGAAGTTGTAACAGCGGTGGGTAGCCAAACATCCATAACTATAGCTAATGCTAAAACAATAGCTGATGGAGCAGACGTGGCTTTTGCGTATTTAGATTCTTATACAGTTGACATAGTAGATACTAGTGGTAGCGCAGATAATGCCAGTGCTACTACAACTACATTAGGTCAAGGTGGTAGTGCTACATTGGCTTATCAAATAAACACAGGTTCTGAAATTCAAACAGCACCAGATGGGTATGGCCAAGGTGATTGGAGTAGCGGTGCATGGAGTACGGGACTTTCTACGGATTTTGACATACGTTTATGGAGTCAAGCTAATTTTGGTCAAGACTTAATATTAAGTGCCCGGGGGAATCCGCTGTTTTATTGGTTTGGTGACAACACGTTGACAACAAGAGCAGTAGATTTAGATAACAAAGACACCATAACAGCGACAAAAAATGGCGCTATAAATGACAGTGCAACATTTGTAATTAACGACCCTTCAGTAAGGGCTGGTAGTAACGCGTTAATACGTGTCGGTATGATTGTAGGTGGTGTAACTGATATAAAAAACGCTGATGGTTCTGCTGCAACAGTAGCTCGTGTGCTTACTGTAACAGACCAAAATAACTTAGTGTTAGATAAAACTGTTGATGCTGGGGATGGAGATTCATTAACTTTTAAAAATGATGTACCTGCTAAAGCTAACAGGGTACTGGTATCAGACGTTAGTCGATTTGTATTTTGTTTTGGCACCACAGCATATTTAGATGATACGCACACCATGGATCCGTTATTAGTACGTTGGTCTGACCAAGAAGATGCTACGCAGTGGGTTCCATCTCAAACTAACCAAGCAGGTAGTTTACGTTTGTCCAGAGGTGGTGAGATCATAACTGCCGTGCAAGCTAGACAAGAAGTACTTGTTTGGACAGATTCTGCAATATATGCCATGCAGTATGTGGGTTATCCTGATGTATGGACTGCACAAATAGTGGGTGAGAACATATCCATAGTTAGCCCTAATGCGGCAGCTTATGCAAATGGAATATCTTTCTGGATGGGTTTAGATAAATTTTATAGTTATGATGGTAACGTAAAACCAATACCATGTAGTCTGCACCGTCATGTATTTCTTAATCTAAATATAAACCAAATACAACAAGTTGTTGCGGGCACTAACGAAGCACACAACGAAGTGTGGTGGTTTTACCCAACAGGAAATTCTGAAGAAAATGATAGTTATGTAATATATAACTATTTAGAAAATATATGGTATCACGGTACGGGTATAAAACGCACAGCATGGGAAGACTCAGGAGTACGTGATTTCCCTCTAGCTGCTACTAGCACTAAAAATCTTGTGCATCATGAGTTTGGTGTAAACGATGCAGAAACAGCCACACCTACCGGGATTACAGCATCAATAACATCTTCTGAATTTGACTTACAAGATGGCCATAATTTTGCTTTTGTTTACCGAATGTTACCTGATATAACATTTGATGGCTCTCAAACAAATGCACCTTCTGTGGTACTAACTTTAAATCCTTTGGATAGTTCGGGTTCTGGGTATAATGACCCTGCTTCTGAAGGTGGTTCTCTGGTTCCGGGAAATAAAGGTACAGTAACCCGCACACAAAAACCTACTACCACGTTAGTAGAAGCCTATACAACACATATAAACACTCGTATACGTGGTAGACAAATGTCATTTAAAATAGAGTCAACCGATTTGGACGTTAAATGGCAACTAGGGTATCCTCGCATTGATATGCGTCCAGATGGGAGGAGATAATGCCTGATAATGTTAAATTTAAAGCACCCGTAATACCAAACGCCCCCACAGAATATAACCAAAGCCTATTTCAACGTACATTTAATGTATTACGTATATACTTTAATCAATTAGACAACCACTTACGCGGAGAGCTAGGTAACACTACAATTAGTGGCACGTGCGATATAACAGGAAATACTACCGTAGGTGGTACGTGTGATATAACAGGTAATACAACTGTGGGTGGTACGCTCGATGTTACTGGAACTACTACGCTTAATAGTGACATGGAAATCAAAGGTACAGATGCAGGGTCTACTGGCCCTGAAATTGATTTTTATCATTTATCTGCAAGCCCTGCTGATAGTGATAGAGTAGGTAAAATAGAATTTTATGGTAATAATGATGCAGATGAAAAAATTCTTTTTGGTGCTGTAGAAGGGTTATCTACTGATGTAAGCGATGGGACAGAACGAGGAAAAATTAGAATTAATGTTAAAGCCTCTGATGGTACTGGTGCTTCTGAAGTATTTTCTGTAGAGGGTCAAACAACTTCAGGAGAACCTTTAGTTGAAGTACAAAAAAACCTAAGACTTTACTCAGGCATAGCAGGTGGTTCTTTTGCAGGTGGCCCTACATTAACATTATTAAGACAAGAATTATTTGAAGGTGTTGACAATGACGAATTTGGTGTAATTTCATTCCAAGCATTTAATGATCGGTCACTTAGTAGTGGTGGCCCTGAAGATATAGAATATGCTCATATACATGCAAAAATACTTGATGCATCAGATGGTACAGAAGATGGACAATTAGAGTTTGGTGCAATAACAGCAGGGTCGCTTGTAGAGCCTGTATTAACTATAAATGGTACAGAAGTTGAAACTAATAAACCTTTAAAAGTTAGTGCAGATTTTTTTGAAATTGCTTCTTCTACTGCACCAACGACAGATAACCAATCTCACCCAGTCATATCTATTTATGATTCATCTGATAGGTCGCAAGCTACTTTAGGTAGTGATACAAGTCTTACAAATGGACAAGAACACGCAGGTGCTATCCGTTGGTATTTCAATAATGATGCAGGTGATAAGTCGTTTTTAGGTGAAATAAGAGGTCTTGTTACAGATAGTGCAAATGGAGCAGAAAGAGGAAGTATAGAATTTACACTACCTAGTGGTGGTGCAGGTGATGTAGTTACAGATGTTACTGCTTCACACTCTAACATTGAAAGCCCAGTTATGAGTATTCATAAATATGGACTTAGATTATATGCAAACAATGACATCATTCTTGGTCAAGCAGAAGATGTTATTCAATGGGACACTGGAAGTTATATTCAGCAATTAAGGGCTAGGTCAACAGAATCTACTGGTGCAAATAGCTTAATAGAATTACCAGATAAAAATGGCACTTTGATTGCTAATAATAATGGAGTTATATCTGAATCAGTAACATTGATGGAACTTTCATCTACTGATGCAGGTGCAGGAGAACTACCAGTATTATCACTTTATAGAAATTCAGCATCACCTGCTAACAATGATGAGATGGGTAGTATAAGGTTCTTTGGAAACAATGGAGCAGGGACTCCAGAGAAGGTTTTTTATGCGGGTATTTATTGTGAAGCACCAAAAGTGGATGATAGTGGAGCACATAAAGGATCTATAAGGTTTAATGTAGCTGATGGAAGTGGTGGTAGTGTTGGAATAACTGACCCAACCGCTGATGTTGCAGGAGATGAAGATCCATCAATGATAATAACATCGTCACTTATAACTACTAAAAACCCTGTATTTATTGATAAAGCAGCAGAAGCATTACAAATTACAGATAGCACTGGTAGTTTAACTAGCAATATAAACCCCAGAACCACAATAGGAAATACAGAACTAGGCCAATCAAGTGCTGATGCTAGGGTAGCCATACCAGATGCTCAATCAAATGCTAGTTTTGGCCCTGCTACATTAAGTGCTAACTTTTTGTTTGGTAATAACATACAAAGCGACAAAACCACTATGAGCCAAACCGAAGTTTGTTCCATGAGGGGTAGTGGTCTGTTTATATACAATGATTCTGATGGTATCACTGTGGATTTACCTGCGGCATCTTTTGGCATTGGCACTACCACTTTAAGACCCGGAGATGAACTTAAATTTGTTTCATTTGTAGGCACAATGACTTTTGATACAGATGCTAGTGGTACACAACAAACTATTTATAAAATAGGTAATACGACTAACGGCACAGCGGCAGTGGCAGCTCTTACCTCTGGTGATTTTAGTTTACCTGCGGGTGGGTATATGACATTAAGAGCTGTGTTTACTAATATTTATATAATTGTTGAGCATTGTGGGGTATCAGGTATATGAGTAATCCACTACCAAATATATCTTTTTGGGTAAGTGTGCGACAAGAACGTGACTTACGTTTAAGAAATTGCGACTGGACACAAATGCCAGATACAGCATTGACTGATTCTAAAAAAGCAGAGTGGGCAACATATAGACAAGCCTTACGTGATGTACCTGCTAATAATACTTCAGCATCTAATTTTGAAGGCGTAACTTGGCCGACCGAGCCAACCTAGGGGGTAACAATGGAATTAGTAAACGGAAAACAAAAACAATTAACACCACCAGAAATAGTAATGCGAACTCTTCAAAACTTAGGTATTTTTGATGAGACAAGTATTTTAACTGTTGGTTCTTTTATGGCCAACCCTCTTACTACAACTGTTCAAGTAAACAACACTTTATTTGCTTATCTAAAAGGTAAAAGAAAAAGTAATAAAAAAGAAACAGGGGTAGTTGCGTATGTATATAGTTCAGATGTACAAGAAAACTTACATGAAAATATATTAAAATTTTTATCCGTTGTGCAAAAACGCGGAGAAAAAAGAATTATCATGATATGTAAAAACGAAGACTTCTTAGGTGCGTTTTTAAAGATAATACCTATACTTAAAAAATACGATATAAAACCAGCAATAGCTGAAAAACCAAGTAAAAAAATATTTATTGCAACCGTTACTTTTGGTAAAAAAATTATTGGTTCTAAAAAATGAATATAACAGTAAGAGAAGCTCGTTTAACAGATGTAAAACCATTAGTAGATTTGGGCAAAATAATGCACGAAGAAACAGCATTTGCAGACGTAACGTGGAATCCTGATAAAGTACACAAGTTTGGTATTATGGTTGTGCGTGATGATAATTTTTGTATATATGTAGCCAAAGATAATGGTGTACCTGTAGGTATGATAATAGCAGAAGTAACACCTTATTATTTTAGTGATGAACTACGGCTATGTGACCATTTATGGTACGTAGCAAAAGAATATAGAGGTACTTCTGTGGCAACAAAATTAGTAGAAAAACTAATAGAGTTTGCAAAAAGTAAAGGCGTTAAAGAAATATACTCTGGTGTATCTACAGCAGTAGATCAAGACAAGACTGGGGCATTGTTAGAAAAACTAAATTACCAACATCTCGGTGGTTTGTATAAATACAAGGTGCAGGAATAGATTATGTGTGGTGGTAAGTTCGGTGAGATAACAGGTTTAGACTGGGTATATGAAAATATATGGGATGATTTTCTAGGTATAGTGCCGGGAAGGGGCGGCATTATAGGTGATTTTTTAGACGACGTTAATGATTATTTTTTTCATGGTGGTTTTGAAGATGATCTGCGTAATGGGTTGCGTTGGATAGATGATGAAATAATACAGCCAGTGTACGAATTCCAAAAAGGAATAGTAGACGGGATAATGAGAGATCCCGGCAAGTTCATAATGGATGTTGTGTTAACTGTGGCCTCTGGTGGAACTTACTTATATTTTAAACCTTTTGTAGATGCAGCTTGGGCGTACGGAATGGATCACGTCTCTACAGAAGATGCAATTAAGATAGGCGTAACTAGTTATGTAACTGCAAATTATGCACCTCAATTTGCTAGTAATTTGGGTACAAACGCAGCAAATTTTGCATCCACTTTAGGTGCAAATGAGGCCATGCAAGAAGCCATAAATCAAATGATAACGCAGGGCGTAACAAGAGGCACGGTTGAGTTTGCTACAGGTGGTAATTTTGCTGAAGGGTTTGCAGAAGGAGTTCTTGTTTCAGGTGCATCACAAGGACTTTCTAAAGTAATGGGTTACATTGAAGATAAAGGCGGTTTTAGTTTTGAACAAGTAAAAACAGATGCAGAAGGCACTCCCATAGTATCAGGCACTTCTGTTGATGAGGCAACTGGAGTTCAAACTATAGAATTTGAAACTGAATTAAAAGCCCTACCACAAGTAGCACAAGACCTTTTAGCTGTTTCTATAGCTGCTGAATTACAAGGTAAAGAAATAACATCTGAGTTGTTAGCCGAAACAGCTACACAATCGTTACTTACAGCTAAAGTAATGAATGTAGCACTGGACAAAATACCCGGCGTAGATTGGGAAAGCGATGCTGGGCGTTCTATATCTTCTATATTGCTACCTGCCATGCAACGTTCTGTAGCTAATGTGTTAGTAAACGGTGTAAATTATGAATCTGGTCTTGCGACATCAAACTTTTTATTAAATGAATTTCAACAAGCAGGTTCTGAGGCTTTAGTAGCCGGCGTATCACAATTTTTAAGTGAGTTCGATATAGTAGATTCGGCAGCTAATAAATTAAAAACATCAATAGATAAATTAACTGGTAGATATCAAGAAGCGGAAGAACTAAGTTTAGAAATAGAAATAGAAAAAGGAAAATATAATTTACTTGCTGCTGAAAGAAATGCCAAAGTAGAAGATTTACAACAAAGACAAGCAGAATACGAACGCCAACTAGAAATATTTGAAGCAGAAAATCCTTACTATGTAGAAGCAAGAAATCAATTTACAGCGGGTTTGACAGACCCTATATACGATGCTGATGGACAGATACTTGGTTATCGAGGTAGAACGCCGGGTTTGGAAGAATTTGATAGTCCCGGAGAATTATATGAATATACTTTAGAGCAAAACCCAGAGTTTGAAGGTAAACCGTATTCAGAAATACAAAGACAAGAACAATATCTTAATGAGCTAGCTGCTGATTTGTTCTATCTAAATGAAGTATATTCTAATGATATAAGTAGTATAGATACACAACTAATAAGTATTGAAGAAACGGTAGCAGATATAAGAACAGAATTAGATCCTATACTGGACTTAATGTATAACCCCGGAGGGTTAGTAGAAGACTTAACAAATAACTTAAATCCTTTAATAGAAGAAACTAATAAATCTATGGTGGAAAGTTTAGCACCAGATTTTGATGTAGATGAATACAGATTTATAAACAACATACCCGCCGATGTAGATGCTTATTCCCATTATTTAAATGAAGGCGCAAGAACAGGTGCATTTACTTCTGAAATACAAAGAGAGGCATACTCAGAACAAGCCATGACTATATTTAAAGATAATGTTATGAAAGTTGTGGGAGGAAAAAACGCATCCGTACAGCAACTCACTGATGCACAGTTAGCTAAGTTTAATGATCTTGTAGGTACTTACGCTAACAACAATTTTATGACAGATGGTAAGTTAGACCCAGATAAAATGGGTACTAAAACTTTTCTTGATGCAGACGGTAATGTAACTACAAAAGAAAATGCCGCAGCCGTACAGCTTGATTTTTCGCAAACCTTTTTAGATGGGCTTAGTTCAGTAGGTTCTCAGTTTGATACTATATTAAATGAAGACTTTAATGTAAGTGATGCCATAGCGTATCTTGAGTCAGCCGATTCAAAAGCAATAGAGCTTGCCGATGGCGTAGATTGGATAGATGTAGTGAGTGGTGGTGGTATAGGCTACAACGCAGTTACTGGTAGAAAAGAGTATGTGTCTAAATTAACCACTGATGAAGGTAAAAGTGTCACCATGTGGGATGTATTTAACGGTAATGTTACAACATATGCAGACGGTATATCACTACAAGAAATACGAGAAGAAAGCCCTAAAACATTTTGGGATACATTAGTAGATATAAAAGATAATTATATAGCTGGCGTAAAAGCCGATATGGAGCAACAACAAAAAACTATAGATGAAAGAAACCAACGAGCCGCAGAAGCATGGGATACGTTTAAAGAAGGCACAAAAAGGTTTATTGGCACAGCGGGTTATACGTTATTAAATATATACGAAGCAGGGCGCAAAAAAATGTACGAAACTGCTGAAAAAAGCACCGTGGAAAATTGGGCTAGTGCAATTAACAATGTTTATGAAAGAGCTATGAATTATAGTGACGTTGATTTTCTTGTAGATATTTATAAAACTCAAACAACATTAGGTGCATTACGAGATGAAGCATATGGTGAATGGGGACAACATATTAATGGGGTGTTAGCTGTGTTCGGTGCTGACCCTGAATATGTAGAAAATACAAGATTAGCACAATGGTCTAATGAAACCATACAATTAGCCATGAGTGCTAAAACACCAGAATGGAAAGCCAATGTAAAACGTATGGACGAACTAATGAGTAATCGTGGTGTAGACGATCCTAACACTCCCAACATAAACGAAGCTCTCTGGGGTACTTTAGAAATTATAGGCGGCGCGTTTGCAGAACACCCCACAGAGTTTTTAGGTGAAATTTTATATAAAGAAGGTATGCAAGAATTAATCCCCGCATTTATAGGGGGCTTTACTGGAATAGCTACTAAATTAACTATGAAAAACGCAAGTAAAGATGCGGCAACTGCGTGGGCTACTAGAGCAGGATTAGGCGCGGCAGGTGTAGCAGATATAGCTGAGAGTGCAGGTGGCACGGCTGCTTCGGCTTATGAAGAGTCTTTTAACATAATAAAAGGTGTATTAACTGAACGACGTGATGATGGATATATCGACTATACAAATGACCAAATTGACCAAATAACAAGTCATTATGCTGCGGATATAGCCCAACGTAATGGTCAATTTGCAGGTATGACCACTGCTCTACTGTTAGGCATGGGTGGACTTGCATTAGAAAAAGTAATGTTTGGTAGTAATGTTGGAAAAAGGTCAGAGGCTTTTGAAGCGTATGCCACTAAATTAAATGGTAAATATTCTAATTGGTTAACAAGCACAGGTAAGGTAGCAAGTAAAGAGTCAGTATCAGAGTATTTAGAAGAAGGTGCAATAGAAAACAATTTTTCAAGTCAAATACTTAAATGGCAACCTGACCGTAACGTAACTGGTGAAGTGTTATTTAATGCAACCATGGGGTTTATTGTAGCGGGGCCTGTGTCAGGCACCATAGCAGGTGTATCTAGTTTTCCTTTTGACATGCCCTCTTATGAAGACTTAACTGGTAGAACCGAAATGGCTGATACTGGAGATGTTATGGCTAATCTACTACTTACGTTTAGCCCTGACATAAAACTTGCCGTTGGTAACATGAATCTAGTAGAAGATGGTGAAAGAAAACTATATGAGGCTTTTTCAGATTTAGGTCTTTCTTTCGACACTACTAATGAATTAATAAATGCGGCAAATGATGATTTTTACACAAGCACAATAGTGGACTTTCCTTCTAGTGAAGATAATGACTTTGGTGCTCTACCACCTCCAGACTTTGATACGTTTGAAGTGCGTGCTCAAGAAGATGTTGGTACTGCCAGAGGTATATATTATGACCCTGTGAGTAGACAAAGTTACCAACAAATTGGCTCTGGTTCTGATGTTGCATGGATAAGTGTAGGTAACAGAAACATAGATTTATTTGAAGGCAACAAAACCTTAACTGAAGGTAGTACATTTAGAGATAGGTTATCTAATGCTACTTGGGGAGTATTTAAATCTGATATTGCTGGCGAAGATAGATTGTACCTATCACAAATTGTCACTGACCCTATGAACCCTGAGAGCACTATAGATTTATATAGTGCATTAAAAAGAGATACAACAATACTAGATAATCTTCAAACCTATGTTAATAGATACAATAGTTACTATAACAGTCCTTTTGCTATAGCAGTTAGAGAGATGGAGGATGAGCGTAACCAAATGGATCCAGAGGATGTAGCTCGGTATGTTAACACTTTAGAAGGGTTTAAAACTGATTATTTACAATACCCTCCGGGTTCTGGAAACGTATTATCCTATGAGGACTTTGCAGCCAGAGCAAAAGAAAACGCTCTTTCAAGATTTGAATTAGAACAAAAATTTATAAAACCAAATAAAGAAGGTAGAAAAGATTTACGAATTCATGAAAAAGATTTTATACATATAGACGGATCTATTACTACCGAAGAATTTATGTCTGAATTGTACGGAGATTTGTTGTTTGATGGCACAGGATATGTAAAGGATATGCCTTCGTTTGGCTCTATTGCAAATAGTGTTCCCGGCCAATTTAACTGGGATGATACGAATGTAGGTCAGTTCGTAGATTTTGTAGTCGGTGATTCTATACTTAATGTTCCACAAAGTGATAGCAGTGAAGAATTTGATGAAGACACTATTAAAAGTCTACCTTTTTTCAAAGTAGGCCCTTCGTATCAAGCAGATGATTATTTTGGTACCTTTGGGTTTGTAGATCCACGTGATGGAGAACGGTACTTAATAAGACCTGAACAGCAGGGAATGGATTTAGGTAACGGCCAATATAGGCATATGATAAATTTATATAAGGTCATAGGTGGTAGTGGAAATACTTTTCAAGGCGATAGACTTAGTTCTAAAGGTCAAATATTTCTTGGGATATCTACCGAACAAAACAATACCACAATACTTAATGAACTTAAAAATGACGTTAATAAAATTAAAGAATTGTTTAAAGATGCTCTTTATTTGGCAGATGGTCAGGGTGATAGTTTTGGTATACCTGATGCAGAAATAGTAGCCGCAGCAAATTTTACAGATGTCTTTAATATAGACAATTTTATACGGTCTGAACTTACAAAAGCAGGGCTTTCACGCGAACAAACTAGTGGGTATTTATATAGTAAATCGAAAGAAGACCATTTTACTGATTTTAATACAAACGGTGCTTCTACATTAGATGATATAAAAAATAAAGTAATAACTTTAGAAGAAGCACGTCAAAAATTTAAAGCTCTTGACCCAGATTACGAACCTACAGAAAGTGATTTAATGTCTGGTAGTACACAAAACTTTTCTTACCAAGACTTAGTAGATAAAAGTGCCCTTAACATACAAAATGAAATAGATGGGAACATATTACAAATAGTCAAACCAGATGACCCAGAAAGTAAAATGACAATGGAAGAATTTAAACAGTATGTCATGTCTGAATCTGGTTGGACACAAGAGCAAGCCGACAACTATGTAAGTTTACATGGAGAACAATTACAAAGTAATTTAGATGAAGCAGGTACTCAGTCGCAGTTTAAAGCACGTTTTGGGCAAACACTACAAGATTTTGTAATTACAGAAGCAGAAGCTAGAGCAGCGTATGCAGAGTTATATCCCGAATATTCACCTACCGCACAAGACATAGCAGATGTAATTACGGGTGCAGATGTAGGAGAAGGGCAACAAGCTGGGTTAATACCTTTACTACAAAGTGAGGCTATATCTAACAAAGTTGCTAGTGAAACAGCTCGCATAGCAGAAGAAATAGCAAACAGAGATGGTTCTATAAATGAAACATCTATTAACGATAAAATATTAGAAGCTGCAAATAAGTATATAAGTGGTATGTTTACTCAAGCCACTGGTATGACGTTTATAACTTCACAACTTGAAGGCTATTTATCTACTCAAGAAGGTATGGAAGTACAGGCACAATTATATGGTGATTTACAACGCCTATATGCCGAAAATCCAGAAAGATTTATGAGACAAAACATTATTCCAAACCCTAATTATGATGATAGCATAGCAACTAACTGGGACACTAATTATCCTACTATTAAAGTTATTGAACCAACATTTTATACGTCTGATTTTAGTAATACGGTAGAAGATTTAGTAAATCCAAACATAAAGTCAAACGCAAAAAGATATGCAAAGGCGGATGCCATAGCAAGCAGACTTGGTTATAGACAAATAAATGTTCCACAAGAATATAGAAAATACCCAGAAGATATTTTTAGGAATCCTGAATGGGTATTAAATAATTTTGGTGACATTATAGATAATATGCCGTTAATAGACTACGAAGGTGGTAAGAACACACTTGGCGTATTTAAAATAGCAGATCAAGCCATAGCAGAATATGATGCACAACAAAAAGGTAAGTTGTCCGCCATACTATCTGATCCGGCATACGAAGAAATTGTAGATGAGCTATATCGTATGAATGGCACAGAAGAAGAAGCACGGACAATCGCTAATATGGCAATCGAGTTTGAAAATAAATATGGGTATAAACCCTCTGCCTTTGACTTGTTTGCAATATCAGCCAGTGATATAAACAATGCAGATATAATAGGTAATGAATTTAATAAAGCCGCTAATTTTTATGTAAGTAGTTACGGAGGCATAGAAAATATATCTGATATAAACGTTGACGATTACAGACCCGCTAGTAATAAATTTCAACAAAATAAGTTTTATCTTAGAGATGAACTTGGTTATGTGCCAAATGATGAGCAAGTAAGAGACTTCATAAGTACAGTTGATTCTGGCGAACAAACCAGAGAAGAATATGTAAATGCCCGTCAGCTTACAGAAGATGAAGTTAAAGATTTTATTACTATGTACTACGCAGAGGGGTCTGATGAATACAACAGGTACATACGAGATTACCTTGGTGACACTGGTGTTGCTACAGGCACAAGTGCTACGTTTGCAGCAGATACATTTGCTAGATTAAGAAGTGACCTGACTGAGGAGATAGAACAAGCGCAAGCCGAAGCTGATGCCGATGCTAATATAGACCAACCAGAACCACCTGTAGAACCACCTGTAGAACCACCTGTAGAACCACCTGTAGAACCACCTGTAGAACCACCTGTAGAACCACCTGTAGAACCACCTGTAGAACCACCAGAAACACCACCCGAAGTACCGCCTGAAGTACCGCCCGAAACAGATGATATAGGTAGGCGTGCAGACATAGTTACTCAGGAAGATATAACTGCAACAGAAGGCATACTTGCAAGAATTCTTAGGGACTTTTTACCTACGCAAACACCTACATTCCAAGAGAGTGATCTTGTTTATGATGTGAACAAGGATGGTAGTGTAGACCAAGCTGATTTAGATTTATTAAATGAGTTGTATGCAGGGCCAGATGCCACATATAATAAGGCAGTAGAAGGATTACCAGAAGATTCGAGATTTGCAAGCACAGGTATTTTTGCTACACTTGATGATGAAATGAGAGCTAGAGCTGATATACAAGCTCAGTTAGATGCTCAACAAGAAATAAATCAAAATTTAGAAACAATCACAAAATTAAATACTGCCATACAATTAGCAGATTTAATAGCCGAAGAAGAAGCATTAGGTGGTAGTCAACGTATTGACGTAACATCCCCAGAAAAGAAAGATTTAAAATATCTATATGATTTTGAAAGTATTTTTGCTACACCTGAAGAAGAAAGTTTATACACTGATGTATTTGGTGATGCCGCAACATTCGGCACACGTAAGAAAGCTGCCGCTACTGGTGGTTTAATAACCGATACAGATAAATTGATAGAACTACTAGGTAAATAATTATGGCACTTGAAGATTTAGTAAATAAAGGTATAGACGCTTTGCAAAATGTGGATGCAGGAAGGTTAGTTACTACGGCTGTATCGGGTTACTTAGCCAATGAAGGTGTTTTTGATGATCAAATAGACCCTGCTGGGTTTCAAGGTAAAGTTGTTAAACAAACACCAGTGCGGTCACGATTAGATTTACCTGATGACCCTGAACGCCGTCCCGGAGAATATGGTAGAAGGTATTTTACTGATACTAAATTTTTAGCTGAACCTATAAAATCTACAGGTAAAGTAGCAAAAGAAGCAGAATTGGGCGATAAAGAAGTATTAGGTGCTTTTGTCCCCGGCCCTACCTATGGCACAAAACGTGTTCTAGGTGATGTAGTAGCTGAAGCAGATAAAGATCCAAACAAATCATACACCACCAACAATAGAGAGATATTAATACCTGAAGGAGAAGAAGGTGGGTATGACCCTCTAGGAATTTATGATGAAAGAGGGTATCAAAGATTAACTGAAGGAGAACGTGAAGCAGGTAAATCGTACACGGATGAAGGTAGATTAATACGAGATATAGATTTGTACGATCCAACCAAAGACTATAGTGAAGAAGGTTTTGAAATACTAAGCCCTGCCGAATATTACACCAATTTATATGCCCCTACTGAAGCTATGTTAGAGCAGAAAGAGGCATTAGAAGCAAAAAACCGAGCAATAGCAGAGAAATTTAGGGGTATACAATCATTTCAAGGTGTGAATGCTGTGCCTATTGAAGGTGCGAGTGCTAATACTAATGCTGCTATGGGGCCTTTTCCAGAAATAGAAGTAGCCACCGCAGCACAGGGCGGGTTAGCTAGGTTTGCCTCTCCCTATGAGAAAGCCGAAAAGGAAGAAGAAAATAAATATAATACAGGCGGTATTACACAGTTATCAGGTGGTCGTTATTTAGACGGAATGACTGATGGTATGGCTGATAAAGTTCCAGCAAGTATAGAAGGCACACAACCTGCCGCATTAAGTGATGGTGAGTTTGTTATACCTGCTGACGTAGTTAGTGGTTTAGGTAATGGTAGCTCTAATGCAGGGGCTAAGGTGCTAAATAATATGATGACTAAAGTACGTAAAGAACGCACAGGCAACCCGGAACAAGGGAAAAAGATTAACCCGCAACGTGTTATGGCAAAAAGTGGTATAGCCCAGTTCGCAAACGGTGGGCCTATACAGAAGTTTTCAACGGGTACCCCTAACCCAATAGACTCAGGTGCTGGTGGTGCAGCAGGTGCAGATGATCCTTTACAAACTCCAGATTTTACCGCACAACAAACAGGTACAGAAGATACTCTACCTTCTTATCTATCAGACTATGTAACTGATTATCTCGGGCGTGCACAAGGTTTAGCCGACGCTGGATATGAAGCGTATTACGGCCCACTAACTGCGGGTGAGTCTGACTTACAACAAGAAGCATTTTCTTCGGCTATGGATTTAGACACTTCTGGTGCACAATTAGGTTCATTTGGTGCTTTAACACCAGAACAACGCAAAGCCTACATGGATCCTTACCTAGAAGCTACTATGGATCCTGAAATACGTAGAGCACAAGAGCGTGCCGAGATAGCTAGACTACAAAACGCTGCTCGTATGTCACAAGCGGGGTCATTTGGTGGTTCTCGACAAGCTATTATAGAAGGTATGATGGCACGTGATACAGCAACTGAGTTAGCAGATATTGAAAATAGAGCACGTAGTCAGGCTTTCCAACAAGCGCGTGATTCGTTTGATAAAGATAGAAGGTTTGGACTTGATGCACTACAGACGCAAACCGATATGGGTGGTATACAACGTGATATAGAAGCTGAAGGTATTGCGGCAGATAAAGAACAGTTTGAAGAAGAACGAGATTTCCAATACAAAATGCCTCAGTTCTTATCTTCGTTACTACAAAATTTACCTACACAAGCACAAAATGTTAGTTATTCAAAACCCAGCACTCTTTCTCAAATACCTGCGGGTGCATTAGGTATAGAGGGTTTATTTGACTTTTTAAAGGGTGACAGCGGTTCAAAATAGGAATAGATTATGGCAAATTATAGAGATGGTTTTGAAGGGATGATAAGCGGTATAAACAATACTGTTGCTGCAAATATGAACAACCCAAATAAGATAAAACCTAAATCGGGTAAGGGGTCACAAGGAGTTACTCCTGACTTTGTTAATCTTGCCGCTTATACCGAAATAATGACTAAGAAAAATGCCGCACAACGTGCACAAGAAATGATGAATGCACAAAATCAAAAAGAAGGCACTGTGGCAGAACAAATAATTAGTTCAGTATCTAATACAGGACGAGACAATCAACAGGGTATAGCCAGTCAAATGGGTAATGTGTTAGCCCAACAAAAGAAAAATATGGCTAACAAAAACCGTAAAGGAATTATGCCGCCACAAAGTATGCTAAGAAAACCCATGGTTGCACAAAACAGACCGCCTATGCCACAAGGTATGCCACCGCAAGGTATGCCACAAAGACCTCCTATGCCACCGCAAGGAATTATGCCACCACAAGGTATGCCACAAAGACCTCCCGTTATGAGAGCAGCACGAGGCGGTATAATCGGCTTCCAAGCTGGTGGGGCAGTAGATCAGTTAAAAGCTCTTTTATCAGGGGGTAATGTAACAAAAGACATGTTACAAAGGCAGTTAGGTAATCTTGGCTTAGTAGGGATAGGAAATATAAATGAGTTAGTTGCATTTTTACAACGTCAAGGTGAGACAGACTTAGCTACACAAGTACAAAACGCACCTACACAAAGAAGTCCACAAACCTCTGCACAGTTAACAACGGATACTGATTTAAAAGACACATTACAAAATGTAGGTGCACCAGATGACAGCACTAAAAAAATTAAAAGAAAAAGAGGTGATCAAAGAAGTAACAGAGTCATTCCAGACGCCACAAAAGCCGAAATAGATGCTTTTAGAAGATCCGCTACTACGGGTAGACAACAAATCGATGGTGTAGAAAATGAAACCGATGCACAAATAGCAGAAAGAATACGAAAAAGACGAGAAAATGACCCTTTTTATGGTGTGTTTTCTGGTTCGGGTATCCAAACTGGCGGTGAGGGGCAAATGGGTAGGAATAATAACACTGGAATACCTAGTGTTATAGGTACAGGTACAGGTGCTACTACAGGTACAGCTACAGGTACAGGTGCTACAGGTACAGGTACAGGTACAGGTGCTACAGGTACAGGTGCTACTACAGGTACAGGTGCTACTACAGGTACAGGTGCTACAGGTACAGGTGCTACAGGTACAGATGCTACAGATACAGGTGGTATAAAATCTTTACGGCAACAAGTTGTAGACACCCTAGGTAATACAGTAGACGCAGGTAAAATGGATACAAGTACGCCGATTACTGATAAGTTTGCAGCAGCACCAGTCATAGATAAAGAAACAGGAGAAAATACGGGTGGTCTTGGTCTAATGGCAGCCGCTGTACAAGACTCACAAAA